GTTAGACGATTTTTACCATGCTATAAAACGCTTGGTAAAGGTGTAGATACTGCACTTCTCTACCCCAGCAGTTCCCGGTACCGTCCCAGGTACTCTGCTGTCTCTGCACTCCCACCAGTCGGTGGGATTAGCATACAGGTCATACAGACCCGTTAGAGCCGCGATCTCCGGATCGGTTTCCACCGATTTTGGATCTTCGCGAAGAGAGTAGAATTGCCCAACCTCCCAGCCCGCTCGCCGTTGATGACGAGGCGGTTTTACCACATTCCATGGTCCGAGGAGGTGTCCATCGCCGTAGCCTGGCGGTCCCGTAAACTGCAAATCGTTCGGAATGAACGACTTAGCTATTCTACATAGGTTCGAAAACCCACGTAGATAGTGCCAGTTGTGGAACACGGTCAGCCATTGGGGCGACAGTCTGTCCTTTTTAAAGACAGGACGTACAGGTTCGCCAGCTAGCCAGTCAGCACCGCACGACTCTCTAAACTCCCCTGTCCAGAACGACTTAGCCATATTAAGGTTAAAGCCGCACCAGGTAAGGGAAGCAATCAAGAGATCGACGGCTTCTACGGGAACAATAATATCATCCCCATAAACGCTAACTAGATCCTGATCTTCACCGCGGAGTTCGGTACACGCAGACGCTATAGCCCAAAAAACGAGGGTTTCAAGCTCAAACGTGTATCCGTTCCCCATTGAGCTGAATTTCTCCAGCTCATATTCACGGCCAGCGTAAGACATTACGCCGGTGCGGAAGGAAGCAAGCAGGTCTGCCCACTCCTCCGGCAAGAGATCAAACACTACCGAGCAAGCCAGTGTATCACTGGCCGAGGAAAGGTCAATCGTTGCCGATTTACCGGTGACCGAGGCAACTCTTGCGAGCTGCTGGTTCCTCGTTTGATCGCTCAAGTCTTGTTTAGCATGGACGCGAAGCCTCTCCTTGAGGTACCCACCGAGACCTAACTGCATGAACCCGTTTAAAAGCGGCTCCACACATATTGGTCTATGGGTCTTCGCGTTCTTTGCGACAAAGATAAGCTTTGCCGTGTCCACTACTACTCCACAGGAGCCCCCAACCTCAAGATCCTCGTCACCACATAGTGACACAGGACCCCAAGTTGGTCCAGCATGATGCTTAGACCAGTTTGGGAACAACTGCAGAACCTCGCGAACGACGGGTAACATATCTTCACTACACACTAAGGGGCCTGCGAGCTTGTTTTCAAAGCAAGCAGCAGACCTTTTTATTGTCGTGGAAGCTCCGGGCCCAAAACGGTATCGGAGACTGTCGAGAGTGGGTACCTTTCCTAGGACTCGCTTAATTTTCAATCTAGCAAGTGAGATCACCTGCTGGACGCCCCCATAGGGGCAAAGCGAGCCGAAGTATTCATTCACTCTCCGGCACTGCAGTTCGGCCGCAATTGCGGCCTCCACACCTGCCTTCAGCGGGTTTAGTCCTAGGTCCAAGTCAAGATTCTTTGAGAAAAGAGCCTTAATCTGGTGCGCACCCCTAAAGTCGGTCAACCCGATATCCATTGGGATATCGAACATCACGACCTTTAGAATGTCGCCCTTATGAACAAGTTCACTCAAATAGTCTGAGTAAACCCCACTGCTACGCAGATCCGCAGCAACCAAGGAACAAAACGCCTCATCTGCGTCTTTCGATAGAGGATAGATCCATCTATCCCAGCGTTTATTGCTTTTACTCATAAGGAGTCTACCTCACATGTAAATTATCTATCAGGAGGAATGCCGAAGAGGGCTAGTTACCTAGTCCTCTAGGACGACCAGGTCCACGCGGACCTGATCTCCATCGACACTCCAGAGAACGCATTCCTGCGCCGAGGGTATAGGGGTTAGATAGAAGGGCTCTTTTGAAGGAGCCACAAAATCAATCCCACTACAGCCAAGAACGTAGAAACCGCGATGGAGCCCATCAGGAGGTTCAATCCTCCAACGAAGGGACTCTGTTTCACGTTGCGTCTTCGCCATATACCATAAACCGAACAATCGGTCCAGTGGTATTGTTCTTCACCGCGTCTGCTGCAGAGGTACCGTTAAGAGTACCGCCGCCGGTGGTGCTATATGCACCACCCAAGAGACCAAGCACCAATTTCAGTGCATTGGCCATCGAGGCAGTCGTTGACCGCACGTTTGCGATCGTGGTGATAGTGTACGGCGTTACGAAGGCCACCTTCTGTGGCGCAACATAACCTGCTGACGTTCCTGCAGTCCCGAGTGTTTCCATTTCGGGAACCTCGAGCTTCAGTACCCGCCGGTAGGACCCGTCTGCCAACTTCGTGTTGGCAACCTGTTCTACCGTTATCTGGCCGGCCACCGGAACCCCAGTCACTTGCGCACGCCATTTTGGGCGATTGTTCGTGACCGGGACCAAAGTGAACTCGACAAGCGGGTTTGCATCATCCTTTACAAGGATGTTTGCCATTTGACCCATGTCATTTACCTATAGGTTTAGAGAAGGAGATAACCTCATCCAGCCTGATTAGAGATTCATGAATCTCACTAACCGGCCTTCGAAGGTCCCGTTTGCTGTAGCCCGATCTTTTCGAGAAAGGGACTAATGCAGCTCGTGCAAATATCTGATGAGCAAGTGAAACGGCATTCTGCAACCTCTTTCCCTGAACCGCGCCTTGAACCTTTAAGTTCGGACGTGGGACAGAGGGAGGGGAGAAGGAAATTTCCCGTTTCATGTTCAGTCGTCGGATGTCCGCGGAGGGGAAAGCAACTATAGACCAAGAAAGTCCATAGTCTCCGGCAATCCCGGAATACTCCTCCAAGAACTTGCTGGTTCTACACCAGCGACCCTTCATAAAAGGGATCTGACCAATTAGCTCCAGGTACGTGCCGATCGGCAGAAACCAATCGACAACAAACGAGTATGGGATACGTTCCCACACTATCGATAACGGGTTTCCAAGGCCCATTTGCCTGAAGGCACCCATCTCTTCATACATTTCGAAGAGATATTGCTTACTAACTGTTCTACGGAAAGAACGTCCGCCACAGTAATTCGTGACGAACGGAACCATAGTGACCTTGCGCACGGCAGACCGGAAGGTCTGCTGCCTGGGCCCGTTAGATAACGCTTCGAAGGCTTTCGCCGACTCGTAGACGTCATTTATAACAGGTTCCCAAGCGTATCGCATCTCTAGGAAACGTCCAGAAACATCCGTCGCTTTCAAACGACGGACCGCCTTAGGAGAAGGCGGAGACGTTCCCAACCGACGTGCAAACCTCCCAAAATTACCCGTAAGGAGATCCACAACGCCATAGCTCAGAGTCCTCAGGGTTGAGTTGACGGTCCCAGCTAATTTATCGACCTCGGCCAGCGAAACGCCCATATTAAATGAGTGTCCATTGACCTTGTTTCGAATCTTAGCTAGAAGTTTATATTCCTCTTGGTTTGTCCAACTTGCGTCGAACAGCGCTTGAGGAAACGTCAGAGGTACGAATCCCGAACTCATTCCGGCTACGGAGCTCCAAGAATGATTCACTCGGACCTCAGGGCCCGGGTAAAGGGGCGGACTATACATAGGATTCCAAATCGTGATGCGGTTTACACCGCCCCCGAAGATCCTTCTATAGCCCATTTCGTACGCATTCCACTTCGACTTCCGCGATACCCGACCGCTGATAGTTTTCCCATCAGTGCCGGACCATCGCTTCTGATGCCCGTACGTATCTACAAAGATAACGGGCCACGAAGTGCCACTCGTCCCAGCCGTCATTCGAAAGGCTCTTCAGGAAAATCCTGAATGGGAGGGAGTATCATACTCCCCGTCGCCTCACTAGGATCTTTGGCCCTCACCACCTCACCCGTGACGAAATAGTCACATTGGAAGTGGTAGGGGACCTCGATCCATCTGCAGTCTGAACGGAAAGTAGACTTTTTAAAGCCTGATAGAAGGGATTGACACCCCGACACCAGGCAAGCTACGCCGAGCAGGAGGATGCCAATTACCTTACGGTAATCTATTTTCATAGTATGGGCACCTTTATAACTACAGACACTTAGTTGACAGAAACAGCACCTCTGTAAAGAGATGTACAGGTAACCACTCCTGCAGCGCCGGC